AACGTTTTGTGGATTGTAGAAGTTGCGTGCAAGTACAAACCTTATTATTAATTATTTACTATTGTTTCCACGCAAGAAACGGACTTTAAATTTAGCCTTTTAGAAGCAATTTCTACAAACCGCTGTTGTAGGTAGTTGTTATTTTTCAGGGTTTGTTGGAAATAAATTTTTAAGAACTATTAAAACCATACCAATTACATTAGCTGTAGAAGTAACAAGCAAAGCAATCAATACAGAATCTGAAAAATGATAATGATTGGTACAATTATGTGTAATAATATACAAAACAGCACATAACCAAACAATTAATATTACAGAGTAACCTTTTGCAAATAAATCTCTTAAATTAGTGTCAGATTCATATCTTCCGTTTTCTAATTCAAGTTTCTTAATTTTGCTTTTTAATATATCTTCTTTTGATTTTGCTAAAGCATCATTTGGGTTTATATCTTGATTATAAAAATCATCTTCGGTGTATACATCTGAATTAATGTTTACAAATTCTACGTCTTTGATTTTGTCCTCGTTCTTGCTCAAAACTATTTAGATGCTAATTGTTTATAATAGCTTTTGATTAATTCATTTGGAATTGTAAAGTCAATTTCACCACTACCATTGATTAATTTATTCCATGTAATAGTCCAAGGAGTATTTGGTTGATGAGTTTTTGCTGAAAGTTGTAACCCATCATATTTTTTATAGACATCATAAACTTTATCCAAAAATCTTTTATCATCTTCATTTATTTCAGATGGTTCTGTTTTTGGTATCTCTGTTATTTTATTTGAACGGAAATTTCTAAATTGATTATATAGACTTGGAATAACAGTTCCGTATTTCCAAGCTTGTACGCTTTCATTTATTAATTCTTCATTATTCAATCCTAAATTCCAACCATGAGCAATATAAACCAACTTTATAAGTTTCATTGGTGTCATAGTTTGGTCATCTCTACCGATGTAAAGGAAGTAATCTGCAATTTGTCTTGGCGTGTAAGTCATAATTAGTTCTGTTTTAGTTATTTCGATTTTACTTTCTTTTCGCAAAATTACTAAATATAAACTAATTACAAAAAATATTATGAAAATTATAACGTAAATCATTCTTTCTGTTGTGTTTACGCTTCGGGTTTTTGTACGTTCTGTTTGTCTTACAATTACCTACAACGTTTTGTGGCTTTGCGTCTGTTGCGGACTTAGAAACGCAAAACTTCCTTGTTAATAAATTATTTCTTTTAAATTGCGGTTTTGTATTTTACACTATTTCCGCAATAGCGCAAAACCACTGTTATGCCTTCGTTGTTTTTCTGCGTCTAATTTACAAAAGATTTTTGTATTATTGTAAAAATCATTCTTGCAGTTGTCTATTGAATTTTGGCGAGATTAAAGTTAAATGAAGAAGGACTTTAGTCAAACCGATATGATAAACGAAATTTACAAACTAAAGGATAACATTTGCTACAAGTGGATTTTTCGTCAGTCACGTTTAAGAAACGGTAATAAAGAGATTGCTCCGCAAGGACATCCTTTTATTATACCTGTCGAAGAAGTAGAATGTTATCATTGTAATTCTTGTGAACAATAGTAGCAAGAATGATTTTTAGAGTAGCGTTCCACCATTACTCTTTTTTATTATCTTTGGTAAAAACCTTTTGTTATGACAATTTTAGAAAAAGCTATTGAACTTGTTGATTTTTACAATAATACGCATTTAAGTTTAGGATTTACAAGTAATTTTACTAACATACCTGTTAATTTAAAACACTATAAATAAACACTAACCCACTTTCAAAACTAGTAATTGATTTATTTTTTACTATATTATTTTCTTTATTTTCTGAAATAAGTATTGAAATTTTTAATTTACTCATTCCCATCTTTTCTAGTTGCTTTTCTAAATCAGATAGTATGCTATCAATTTCAATATTATTATATATTTTCCATAATTTATCTTTTGTTGTCATTTTTATAAAAGTGTTTCTTTGATTATTATTCCATTCTTTACATGAATAAAAGTCATATACCCTAAGTGATATTTACCATCTGGCGCAACTTCATCATCTTTATATATTTTTTGACCTGTAAGTTCAATACATCTTTCAACTTTAAATACTCCCTGATTTGTTTTGTAAACTTGATATTTATTTTTTTCTTCTAATTTGGCATTTATTTCTGATAAAATTAGTTTTATCTTACTTTCAAATTCGTCTTGTGTTAGTATTCCTGAATTTAGTAAACTTTCAAGTTGTTTATATTCAGTTGAGTTTTTTAAATCTTGTTCGGCTTTTTCGATATTTAGTTTGTTAACTTTATTTTGGTATTCTTCTTCATTCAATATTCCTTTTTCTTTTAAACTGTTCAGATTATCAATTGTGGCATTTATTTTAGTTTCTGTTTTATATTCTTTAGTTTGCGCTTTTTTGTAATTATTGTAAATTAAACAAATAACAATTCCTACCCATTGTAAAGGAAAAAACAATGCTAAAATTGAAAGTATAATTTTTTGAGTTGTATTAAAACTTTCGGAATTCCAAATATAAAGAGTTGAAGAAAAAACCAATCCTACAATTACCGCAACGCCCATTTTCTTGCTATCTTCTCCTGAACAAGATGTTAGAAGTAATGTTGTAAAAATTAAAAATAGTTTTAAGTATTTCATTATATTTGTTTTTTAAACTTATTTATATGGAAAATTCAAAGTTATTAGAAATTATTAAAATTCAATCAGAAATCATAAAAAGGTTAGTTAAAAAACAACTTACTAGCGATGGTGCTCCAATTAACAGACTACCTGAAAAACAAGAGCTTAAAGATTTACAAAATGAGTTAGAAGAAAAATTAAAATCTCTCTAAAAATAAATCTGTTTTTGCATCCCACCATATTTGATTGAATTCATCATTTGTCATATTTTCTATTTTAGATAAAACAGCTTTTGATTTCTCATCTGTTCTTTGTTCTAAAATATTTTTTATTGCATAGTAATCCCAATTCATTTCCATTTTTCTATTATTTTGTTTTTTAATAACATCTGTTTCTCATCGTCTTTTTTATGCGGTTTTTGTACAATGAGGCATAACGTTTTGTGGCTTTGCAAGGTGCGGAACTCGAAAAGCTCTAATTATTAATTTTTTACTGTACTCCGCAAGTACAAAATTCTGTTTCTGTTATGCCGAAACTCCGCATCTTGCAAAACCATTGTTAGCAAATCGGCTTTAATTTCTGTACTTACTATAAAAAATAATTGTGATTTTTCTTGTGTATGTCAAATAAATTTAACATCTTTGCAACTTATGTGGTCTAAATAGAAATAAAGGCTATCTCTGTCTCGCAAACAGTAGCCTTGATTTTTGTTGCTCTATTATCAGCTTACGTCCGATAAGTAAGTCTGAATGTTTTTTCGTTCTTTGAACTCTATGTAGTTTAGATTAGTAGTCTAAACAATTTAACTGTTTAATTTTAAAATCAATTTACTTTGAAACAACTGAGATGTTTTTGGAGTTTTGTTCATTGGAGAAGTAAAAAGAGAGTTTATTTAAGTAAGCCATTTTGTTATTACTGTAATAAGTAATTAGGCTCACTTTTAGTTAAACTTTGGTACACAGGTTTGTCAAAAAACGCTGTTGATGGTTAACAAACTTCTCGGTTATCGGACGAGTCGTTTGTATTTTGGGGCGGGCTTGGTGCTGTAGCAGGCTTGTCATCTTGTCCACAGCGGGTTCGATTCCCGTCCGCTCCACTTTTTCAATCAACTTATACAAACTGCTATGTGCAATTCGATAGAACAAAAGTATAAAATAGAAACATAAGTTGTATATTTCTATATGTAATTTATACTCATTCTAAATAGTAAGTACAGAATTTCAAAGAACTTTTTATTTTTCTACGGAATTTTGGTTTAAGCTGTTTGCTAACTATGGCTTTGTTTAGTGGTGCTTTTAAACTTCACCAATTATTATTTTATGGTTTCTGCACCATTGAACAAAACCATTCTTAATTTTATTTTACAAATGTATAACTTTATTTTTACTTATACAAATTTTTAACATTTATTTAACAATTTTTGTTAGGTGGTAAACTTCATAAAGACAAGATTAATATTAATTTTTATTTCTCCTTGCTGTTTCAGGAAACAAAACTATCACAGCAATATTAAACATTTTTATAGACGCTTCTTTTGCCGACTCTAAAGCAATTCTAATAGATTTAGCAGAATCAATAATTCCATCATCTATAAGATTTACAACTTCATCTTTAGTAGCATTATATCCTACACCATACTCAGCAATAGAGTGTTGCATATAATCTCTACCTATAATTCTGTTCTTTTTATCCTTTATCTCTTTTTTACTTTGTTTTCTGTTGGCGTTTAAAAGAATTTGTTTGAAAGGAGATAATAGAACTTTTTTTACTAAATCATATCCTTGTTGTTCTTCCTCTCTTTCAAATTCTGTATTTAAAAGATTTTTAGAAATATAAACTAAAGCACTTCCACCACCTGCAATATACCCCTCTGCAATTGCTGATTTAACTGAAGCTAAAGCATCATCAACTCTATCTTTTCTTTCTCTTAAATCATTTGGTGATACTCCACCAACCTCGATAATACAAGATTTTCCAATAAGTCTTTTTAAACGCTTTTCTTCATTGTTTGTTCTTTCTTTCTTGGCTTTTAAAGATAAAACAACGTCATTTATTTTTTGCGGAGTTTCTTTAACAGAAATAACAATTTGATTTGATTCTATAACTGCTTTACTTGCTTTTCCTGGTAGTAATTGTAATACTCCTTTATCTCTTTTTACGTGGTCTGGGTGATAAACTTCTCCAGAAGTAAAATCCGCCATATCATTTAAAAGTAGTACATTTTCAAATTCTGTATTTGCATTTAATCCTACATAACAAATGTTTACTCCACTTTTTTTCAAAGAAACAATTCTATCTTTTAATTCTGTAACTTGTCTTTCTGTTACGATAACTAAAGGGTCTTTTAAGTTTCTGTTTGAATAAAAGTTTTTAACAAACTCCATAATATCGGGGTGGTCTGAATAAACTTCAAAAAACCCAAAAGAAACATCATCTGCTTCAAAAACTGCTTTTTCATTCTGATTAATAAAGAAAGGTGTGGCGTAACCTTCATTTAAAATAATCATTCCTTGTTCTTTTTTAAGATTTGTTTTTTCAATAGAAGTGTTTTCACTAACTTCTACCATACCATCAAATCCTACTTCATCAAAGGCTTCTATAATTAAATTACCTAATTCTTCATCATTGTTACAAGACGTGATTGCAATTCTTTTTAAAGTATCTCTGTCTGTTTTTGTAGCTAACTCTGCTATATGTTCAGTTGTTTCTTCAACTGCTTTATTAATACCTCTTTCAACCGCTTTATTAAAATTCTTACGTTTAAAATTCTCTAAAAAAGATTTAGCAAAAACTAAGGTGGTTGTTGTACTATCTCCCGATTTTTTAAGTGTCATAGAGGCTGCTTGAACAGCTTGTAACGCTCCAAAGTTTTCAATTGGGTCTGACATTTGCATACGCATAGCAACAGATACACCATCTTTAGTTACAATAGGTATTTTATCGTTGTCATCTAATAAGGCTAATTTACCCTCACCACCTAAAGTCTGAGCAACGCCCTCACAAACAGTTAAAAAACCTTTATCTAATTTTTCCCAATCTTTTATTATAATAGTACTATTCTGAGTCATCTTCTGAAAATAAATTTGTTGCATTAGCCATTTTTTCCATTTCTGTTTGGAATTTGATAAATTTTGTTTTATCTTTTTCCCACTCACCTTTCATTTGGGGAACTAAATCATGTAGTTCCCCATTTGACAACAATGAGTTATATAATATTTCAAATCTATTCTGCATTTTTAAAAATATCTTCTTTTTCTAAATCTTCTACTTTTTTGGCGATTCCTTTGTTGATATTATCTTGGTGAATTCTAAGTAAAGTAAAATAAGCTCTTTCACTAAGTACACCTAATCTTGTTGTTACAGGTAGTGGAGTTTCACTTGCTTTAAAAAATGCTTGTGCTCCAGTGTTTTCATCAAAAGGTTTCCAATTTACTCTACTTTCTATTAGATTACCGCTATCATCAGATATGTTTTCAACAGATTCGGGATATACATACAATGCTCCCATTGTTGGTTGAGAAGTAATTACATCTTGAAATACATTCATAAAATCTGTCAATAAGTGTGCAGGAATCATACACACTTGGTCAGGTGTATATCCGTATTGTTTTGGGTCTACTAAGTTTTTTTCTTCGGTCATTTTTTATTTTTAGTTATTGTAAGTGTTTGATAATCAGAACGGTAAATCCTGATGTTCTTCTTTTTTATAATTTGTTGCAGGTGAAAACGCCTCACTTGGAGTTGCTGTTGGTACAGCGTTTTTAGGTTTTTCAGCTTTTGCTTGCTCTTGTTTTGTAGCATTACTAAACTTAGCTTGAATTTCTCCTAACTTAGTGTAAAAAAACTCTGTTTGTGGGGTAAAGTCCCATGTTGTATCTCCTGCAACTACTTTTGAAATCGGAGCAGGAATATCTGTGTAAGGAATAAATCCTGTCGATAATCCTTTTCCATTATCCCCTAAACGATTTACATAATTAATGTAAATATTTAAATTTTTATATTCTTTACCGTTTTTACCTGTAGTAGTTGTAGATTTTGTAGATAAGGTTACTTCTTCACCTAAATCCATTCCATTTAAAGCTGATAATAATGCTCTAACTTCATCTGTGTAGTTACCTTTAGAGTTTTTCAAAGGTACAGATACTTTATTTGAAGTATCTCCGTCTATTAAAGTAAGTTCCATAAATTTCAAGGTTTTACCTTCATATTGAACTTCTTTTACTTCAAAATATGTTGGTATTCCTTTAATTGAGTCATGGTATTGATGATAAGTTTTTTTACCCTCTGTGCCATAGCTTACTTCTTCAAATCCTTGCGTTGGTTGTTTTTCTTTAAGGTACAACTTCCCTTTTCCTGCACTAATGCTAAAATTTCTGTAATTCATTTTTGTGTGTTTGTGCTTTTTAATTAATTGTTTTTAAATTTATTTCTGCAAATATACCATATATTTTTGATATATGCAAGTGTTTTTTGAAAAAAACTTTTATTTAATTGGTCTATTTGAAAATCTATTTCAAGTGCCGATTCTTGTACTCTTACAAATGTTCCGTTATTTAACCAAACTGCGGTAAATTCTTCATCGTCAATAACCATTGAAAAATCATTTAATTTAACTATAACTACTGAACCGATTACTTCTACTTCGTCCTCGTTTAAAGATACATATCCTTCAGAATCAATTTCTACTTTATCTTCTTCTAAATCTTTTGGTGGTTTTACCCCAAGAGATTCATACCAAGCTCTTGAACCCTGTATATGTTCACCATCTTCTTGTTTATTAGCCTTTTTAACCTTTTCTTCGCCTTTTTCGTTAGGCACTACTGTATACGATGTTAGATATAGTCTTTTCATTATTTACCCTCTAATATTAGTTCTAATTCAGCTAAAGCGTTCCATGCAATGTGGTATGAGTGAGGCAGTTGGCTATCAATATCTGTTGTTCCTTTTTTAAATATTCTATGTCTTAAACCTGCATCAGCATAAGATTTACTTCCCCCTTCAACTCTTTTGAAATTTAAATAATCTTCGTCTGTTTCTTTATATTTTTCGTGCCCATATTCTGAGCATTTTACTATTGCCTCTAATGCTTTTGGGAACTGTTTAAATAGCAAGGATAACTGAGGTTTGTTTTTATTATGTTTTACTCCTGTTTCTTTTTTGACACATTTTTCATAATCTTGTATTAATGTATTTAATTCTTTGTGATTTGTTGGTTGGGTATTATTGTCCACAACTTCATCTAAAAATGTCATAGGTGTGTTTGCTTTTAATCTTGTTGAATGTCCTTTTGTACTATCCATTTCTTTATTTAAAGTTTCAAAGTTTAAAACATCTTTTATCAGTTTCTTTTCGGCAAGAAAAGAATCTAAAAGAATTGCTTTAATATTATTACCATCAACAGACTTTAAAGTTTTAAAATGTTTTACAAACTCTTCAAAAGCTGTCTCATCTACTTTTTCCCCATTAACAAAATAACTATACTGTTTTTGCTCTAACATCTAATTTATCTATTTCTATTTTTACTTCTATATTTTTTGTTTTACGCTCGAATTCATCGAAATCCCGTAACTGCTTGTCATCAAGCCAATATTTGAAACCCTCTCCTGATATTTTCATTTTATTACAATGTTTACAATTTAATACTTGTTTTAAATTTCCGTGTATTTCTTTATTATGTTCACAAAACCATCTTCTCTCATATTCTTCTCTTTTCTCTCCCCACTCAAAAGAAGGTTTCCATAAAACTTCATTAATTAAATCTTGTATGTTATTTATCATCTTTATAAATTAAAAAAGATACCTTACAGCACTCCTTGGAAATTACTCCGTGGTCTGTCACCAAAATAGGTTCAGGGATTCTGAGGTATCTTGTTTTTGTGTTACTATAATCCGTTTTTCACACTTTAAAAATGTTAGGGTTAGCACTTCGGAGTACACCGACCAAACTATAAAGTACCTAACTCCTGCTCTGAGTGGCGAGGACTTAACATTCGTGAGAAGCCAAATTTCTCCAATGTCTGTTGCTATACATATTTGACATCAAGCAACCGCTGTTTCTGTGATAGGATTCGCACCTATACCGCATCCGCACTACTGCGTTGTAGAGTTTTTTATTTACGGTCAAGTTCCTCTTACTTGATTTCAGTTTTTTTGCGTCTACGTCTCTTTGTAATGACCTGCTCATTATTTACCTAACTTACATATCAGTTAGAACGCCTTTTCGCCACACAGAAAAAATTTAAAGGCTGAATGAACTACCATTTAACTACAATCCTGATACCACCGAGAACGCTCAGTGGCGAGGAGCACCTTTTATTTTTAAACCTCTTTTAACACGCACGGTTACACACGCAACAGAGGTCAGCCAAAGAATACTATTCTAAGGGTTGTTCAACCGTTATTATTCTATCCTAACTCTCTACATCTAAAGTACCTATCTCCTATTTTTAGGATTACATTACCATGTCTAGGTACTTTGTGTTGTAATCTTACAAAAGCTTCTCTTATATATTCTTCTTTATAAGATTGTTTTTTCTTTTTAAATATATTCCACATAATTTTAAATTTTCCGCCAAAAAAGATAAAGAAACAGAGAGGATATTACACAGCAAGTTTTTCATAGCTCTATCGGATACTATTACTTTTCATCACTTCCTGACACCTCTCAACCTCACCGATGAATAGGTTTGTTTCTTTAGTTTTTAGAGCATAACTCTTCTTTACATTTATTATACTTTGTTTTATAATAATCTCTGTTATGTTTTAAGTAATCTACTTCTTTTATTTTTATATAAAATTGATGTAACAATAATATGATAAAAAGTAATAATATTATATACATATTTTTTAATTTTTTAATTTTTTCCGCCACAAAAGAAAGTAAAGAAACAGATAAACCTAACGCTAACTTCTTATTTAGGTATTCTCTATAAGCTTATTATAAAAAGAGTGCCTTATCTGATTTTTCTTCTGCAAATATACTACATATTTTTGATATATGCAAATAAAAGTTTATTTATTTTACATTTATTAGATTTTTTTTATAAATTCTACACATTACCCACATATTATAAGTATTTTCATCTTCTAAAGCTCCATTACATAGTATTGCTTCAGATTCTCTTAAGGTCATTTCCGCTTTAGTATTACAAAAACATAATATAGTTCTTATACATTTATCACCTGCTTTTACTTCTGACTGCAATATTTTATTTGAGCCGTGGTAATTTAACCAAGGTAATTCTTTAGTTACTTTCCCTTTTTTTGAAAAAACTGTTTTTCTTCCGTAATATCCTTTTTTTGTGCGAGTATTAAAAATATAATAGATGAATCCTATTGCGTTTTTTGGAAATTGTGATGAACTTGTTATTGGCTTATCATTATAAATCCAAGGTTCGTATTCTTGTTTTTTAGCTTTTTTAGTTTGTGGCATATAATTCTTCTATATCTTTGATTAATTTTTCTGATACTTTATTTGCCAATTTTTCATCAAATTCTCCATGAGGTGTTTTAGACCAACACATAGATGCTGAACCTACTGCTATATATACTAATTCTTTTAACTTATTTTTCATATTTTATGTTATTTTTATCGATATTTATAGTGTATTTTAGCTATAAAGTATGTTTATAGTGTTTTAAGGCTATTTTTAATTATTCTTATTTTTACTATTTTCAAAAGTTTCTATTATAAAATGCGCCGAAAAGAAAATATAAGAACAGATAAATAGCACTCCAAAACTATTAAAGAAACTACCTATTAAACATACCCATCCTAGTATTACTGTTATTGTTTTATTACTCATCTGTTTCTTTTTTAATTCTTTCGGCAATTTCTAACTTTAAATCCTCCAATAATTCAGGGTTATCAAATAACATTGGTACTAAATTATCAATACCTTGTACTAAAGTTGTGCCTTTATATGTTACCCAACTACCTTTCATTTCTAAAATACCTAATCTTTTAGCTGAAGATGCCACGTCAGCTTCAATAGTATATCCCATTCCATAAGTAAATTCAACAGATACTTCTCTATTTACAATACCTACTTTATTTTTAGTACATTTAATTCTTACCATATTTCCCTCAACGACTTTATCTTTATTACCTAAAGTTCCTTTTTCATCTCTTTCTTTTTTAGAAGATTTGAAAAGTTCTAATGTCAAGGAACTATTATGGTGCAAACTCTTACCGCCTGGAATAACTGTATCAGGGCTATACTTATTAGCTTTATCCATATTATCTCTAACTTGGGATAAAATAATTAAAGTTGTATTGTATTGGTTACATAACCCTATCAAAATTGGCAATTGTGAAGACATTACGTTGGCACGGTTTGCCATCGTTTTTTCTGATGCTGTTTTTTGTAATTGTTCACCACTTGCAGAATTATTAATAGAATCAATTATAATCACATCATAATTAGGTATTTGCTGTCTAATTACATCACACATTAATTCTGTTGTTTCGGGGATAAAATGGTCGAATTTTGAAGGTGTTGCCCCTAAACTTAAAATATAGTCTGTTGTAAGTGTTGCCTCTGTATCGGCATAAAGAATCTTTTCTCCAATTTCCTCAGCTATTTGAATCGTTAGAGAACTTTTACCCGCACTAGGTTCTCCTGCAATAAGTATCTCCCTCCCTCGTGGTATTCCACCATCAGTGACCCAATCAATAGAAGGTCTGCCTGTTTTTACTTTTTCAGGAAATCTTGGGTTTTTATCTAAATTAACTATGTTTCCTTTCGCATATAAAAAATCTACTTTTTCAAATGTTGAATCTACTTTTGTTTTTTCTTTTGCCATTTTATTTTGATAATTGATTTACTCTTGCTGATATACTGTTTAAAATTTGTTGAACTGCTATTACAACTAATCTTGCTCTTTCTTTTTGCTTAAATGCAAAAGCACACGCTTCATCAACCTCTTTAGCATCCAATCTTGCTAACCTTTCGGAATCTGCTACGTTATGACATTTACCTGTTCTTTCGTCTATCTGATTTCTATAATACTCTTCTTTTTCGGCGTAAAATCTTTTTCTCGCATAATCGTTAGATTCAGCATTTGCTATTGTTTGACTTACACTATCTGACAAGTAAAACAAATTTAATGATATATTTTCCCTTAAATCTTGCAATTCTTGGGCTGTCATTTTATTTCTATTTTCGTTAAAATTATCTATTAACTCGGATAATTTATAAAAAGGATGTGTTTCAGTTGTCATTTCTAAATTTGTTTATTATTTCTATATAATTTTCTTTATAGAATATTTTTGTTTCTTTGCTTCTTTCTCGCAAATCGTTAACTATTTGCTCTCCAAGGTATTGTTCATAATCATAATGATGTAGAGATTTATAACCTTCTTTAGGTATCTGTGCATCCCACTCATTAGATTGCTTACTTACTAAATGACAGTTTGTTAAGTCATACCTTGTTGACATCACTCCCCTATCTATAAAATGTGCCACTTGCATTACTTCTCTTGGATAGAATTTGTTTTTTAGTGGGCAGTGTAAATAATTGTAGTTACCCTCTCTTCTTAATAAATACTGCCTTAACCAATAATCAGCAACTCTTTTTAGTTCGGAGTTAGATAATTTTTCTAAATCTTGTGTGTTGAAATCTAATTTTTTATACATCTAATATTTTTCCTAAATATTTTAACTCTGCTTGTTTTCTTATTTCAATAGCTTCTTCTAAATCCTCAAACATTCCTAAGTTATACTCAACTCCTTTTACAGATATTCTCGCCCTATACTTATTTAAGTTTTTATAAAAAGTGACACCCCTATGTTTTACATTTCTTTTATTCAAATTCTGTGTATTTATATCAACCCACCTACAATTTTCAGGAGAATAGTCACCATTTGTGTCTATTCTGTCTAATGTATAGTTATCGGGTTTATTACCCATATCTTCAGTAAAATTAAAAAATCCGTCTACTCCTGACCACCTTTCACAAAGTTTTATCCCTCTACCACCATATCTGTGGTAATCTTTATTATTTTCTTGTAAACATCTTTTTCTAATACCGTGGTAAGTGTTATATAAAGGATGTTCTGTTTGTCCTTCTCTCCTTTTCTGAACAATATTTACATCCCCATTATCCATAAAACGACGGTAATGTAACTCACACATACCTCTTTTATAAGGTTTAGGTCTATCACAATTTTCTACGGAGCAACAAGATGTTTTTATTTTATCTTGTTCTACTATATCTCTGTTTTCTTTTACCCATTTTTTATAGTGGGTGTTACAAAAACCTCTTGGATAAAACCTGTTGCCATTTCTATGCAGTTTACCTTGATTTTTACAACCCTCTATACTACAACAACTATAACTCATTTTAATATTTTTAACATTCTACAAATGTAGTTAATTTATTTGAATTGTGCAAATTTTTCTTTCTGTTTTTTATTCTTTTTCCGCCGAATTATACTTTAATTCCGTTAAATATTCAGTAGTATAGTCATATCTTCTAACAATTTGATTAGCCATAGTACAACCACATATCCCAGAACCACCGTTTTTAGGATTACAAGAACAAAGTTCATTATAAGGTACTTCTTCACCATCACTTTTAGGAAAGAGTGTTATAGGTTGTCTATTCGATAAATGTTTATTCGCTTCTATCAACATTACTATTAACTCTTTTTTAGTTAATTTGTTGTACATCTGAAACTTTTGCTCATCTGTTGTTTTTATTATTTGTAACATGGTTTTAGTTTTTACAGGGTTCTTCCCATTATTTGTTCTAAAATTTTATCTTGTTTCTCTATTGTAAAATCTATGTTTTCTCCTTCTATCACTACTCTCACTTCCTCTAACATTTCTTTTTCGGCGATTTTATCTTCTAAATCTTTCTTCCTTTTCCTAAACTCACCAAAATCATTATTATGCCTATCCCACATCAATTTTGTACTATCACAAACTTCATCCGCTTTTAAAACATCGTTGTGAAATTTACCTTTGTCTTTGTGTTTTTTAGTGTTTGACATTATCTCTTCAATAATATTTTTAACTGTTCCTTAATCCTTTCGTCTGTTGTATTTTTATGTAACCAAGATGCGTATTTTCGGTCTATTTCTACTAATTCATTTAGTTTTTTACCCGCAAATTTTCCAAACGTTAGAGTTATATATTCTATTTGTTCTTGGTCGAAAACTAATAAAGGTCTTTCTTTGTAAGATTTTTTATTGCGCCGAATAAAAGATTCTAAAGCATCTCTTAACTCCTTTTTATCTGTTTCTCCTGCACACCATATTATTTCTCCATCTTTGTTTAGATTATAATGTGCTTGATTTACAAACCAGTCAGATGAACCACATTTAAACTGTTTTATCTGTATTTTATCTTCTTTCACTGCAATAAATTTTCTAAGTCTGAAATAAAAATTAATCTCATACTCAGTTCAATTTCACTAACTAATATAGTACGTTCTAAGCTGTCTTTTTCTTCTTTAGTTATCTTTTGTTGCGAAATTTGTGATAGTTCGTTTAAAAGCCAAGAAACCTCTTCTTTAGCTGTTTTGTGGTGTTGTATTAGTTCTAAAATTTTCCATAATTTATTAGTTTTCTGTTGGTGGGTATATAACTACTGTTGAGAAATAATACTTAGTATTTTTTATCTTATGGTACAATATATAATGTGGTAATTCTATCCATAGTGTTTATAAGTGTTTTACCACCTTAGTTGCGGTTATATAGTAGTTAGTGGCAATGCTGACCGAACACACGAGCAACTGCCAACTCATAATATTTTACCTCCTTTTCAATCCCAATAAATCTTCGGTTCAACTCCTTTGCTCCTAAACAAGTTGTTCCTGCTCCCATTGTATTATCAAGCACATACTTACCTTCTTCTGAATAAGCAGCAATAAGCCACTTTATTAACTCCAAAGGTTTTTGTGTGGGGTGAATTTGGTCTTGTCGCCTCCATTGTTGCGGAAAGTCTAAAACTGTTATTGGGTGTCTTGTTCCTTTATTGTCGGTTTGCACCCCAGCAATCCCATATTCCATATTGTTTACTTTGTTTGGTGTCCATTTCCTTTTATATGGAGTTCCTTCTGTTAGTTGTGGGTAATAATATGAGGCACTTTTGCCAAACACCATTATCATTTCGTGCTTTTTAAGTGGCATATATTTAGCAGTCAAAGGACTTCCACATTTGCTTTTCTTCCAAACCATATCATATCTAAATAATTTTTCGTTACTCAAAGCAAGTTTAAAAGCAAATAATCCTGCACCAAACAAAACAATATTCCCCTTTGGAGTTAATATGCGTTCATATTCAGTCCACAACTTGTTTAAGTCTAACACACTATCCCATTTATTTGCGGTCGTTCCATAAGGCAAATCCGCCAAAATAAGTTGAACCGATTTATCAGGAATAAGAGGTAAAACATCCATACAATCCGCATTGAACAAAGCACTGCCACTAACACTGCATTGCTGCAATGGCGGCAGACTGCCAAACTTCAACTTATGTGCTTCTATTATCTTTTGTGCTATATTCATCTTTTGTTCTTTTAATCCGCCACTGACAGCAATGCTTTTACGTTATGTGCCATTTTAAAGAGCGACACTGCTCTCAACTTCATTTCCCCAAACATCCCAATTTTCACGCTCACGCCTTGCGAATAATTCTAATCTTGGAGCATCGGAAACAGTTTCTATTAA